ATTGAAGGAGAACGAGGAGAAAAAGGTGACACAGGTCAAGGACTAGAAATTTCTTCTAGTTATATGACATATGCGGAAGCCTTAGCAGACTTAGTAAACATTACAGATAGTTCGTTTATCTCAATAATTAGTGATGAAACAAGAGATAGTAACGGAACCGTTTATATCAAACACGATAATCAATTACAATTCCAATTCATTACAACTGGTATTAGAGGAGAACGTGGTTTAACAGGTCCTCGTGGTGAACAAGGTCCCCGTGGTATTCAAGGAGAACCTGGTGTTGTTGGTCCGATTGGTCCTCAGGGTCCTCAGGGACAACAAGGATTACAAGGAGCTCAAGGACCAATCGGCTTAACTCCAACATTAAACGATGCAACAACTACAAGTAAAGGTGTTGTACAAGTAGGCTCTGGTTTAGAAGTTAACAACGGTGTTCTATCGGTTGCAGGTGGTGGTTCTAGCGGTCAAAAAGGTTTAATAGTAGCTAAAAATAATGCTAACTTTACTTTTTCAGCGGCAGGTCCTATAGTTTTGACTAATGTAACACATCAACAAGGTGGATTGACTTACAATACTACTTCGGGTGGAACTACTTTATTAGCAGGAAGAACATATAGAATACAATTCCAAGGCGCATTCCAAGGAAACGGAAGAATAGAATATAGACTTATTAGAATTGATAATGCTGATTATATAAGCACTAATTTCGGTTTGACTAATGGCAATGCTTCAGGGGCACAACAACGTGGAGCAGGAACTTATGTAACTTACTACACACCTACAGTTAATACAGGAGTAAGGCTTAGTATTACAGCTTATACTCCAGGAGCAATGGTATTATTAGCATATACAGGAGTATTAGAAATACAAGAATTATAAGGAGGTAAACATGTATAAAGTTATCAAACGATTCAAAGATACAGATGGAAAGATTTATGAAGTCGGTCAATCATACGAAAACAAAGACAAGGAACGCTTAGAAGCTTTGTCAACACGAAAAAATAAATGTGGTTATCCTTTCATCGAGCAAGTCGAAGTTAAAAAGACTCGTGCAAAAAAGGTAGAAGAATAATCAATGAGAGTTGGTGAATGATGTTGTTAGAAGAATTCAAAGAGTATTTGAGGGTAGATGGAAATGACGAAGACCTTACACTAAACACGTTCTTATCAACGTCAAAAAGCGCCTTAGAACACTCTGGAGTAGTTATGCCTATCGATATTATGGAATTAAATGCAGACGGCACAAAGAAATATCCATTGCATTTCCTAGCAATCATGGTATTAGCAGCTCACTATTACGAGAATCGCATAGCTGTTGGTAGTACTGCTCAAAACATTGTCCCTTTTTCCGTTCAACATATGATCCTACAATTGAAGTTGGTGAACCCAATTGAACCCTAGTCGCTTTAGACATCGTATCGAATTGTTTCAAAGAACTACTTCAACGGACAACTTACTACAAGAGATTGAAACATACGTCTCTTATGGAAAATTGTGGGCTGATATTAAAACGGTTAGAGGGCAACAGTATTTAGAGGCGGGGCATGAAGGTCAGAATAAAACTACTCGCTTCATTGTTAGAGAATCCAAAACTTTAGAGCGATTTATGCAGTCAGATAAGACAAGCTTTGAAATAGAATTTAAGGGCGTAAGGTACGATGTACGAGACGCCATGAATGATGACGAGTTGAATAAGACTGTAACGATTGTAGCAGAAGGTAGGGTTTAATATGGCTATTGATATATCTCAAATAGCGAATGAAATTAATAGAAGTTTGCGAGAGTACGCTAATGGCGTAGGTGATGAAATAGAAGAAATAGCAGAAAGATTAGCTAAAGAAGGTGTGAGAAAACTTAAAGCGACTAGCCCAGTGAGAAACGGCAAATATCGTAGAGGTTGGAGAGCTAAGAAAGTAAATGGTGTATGGACGGTTTATAACGCTACTAGTTATCAGCTTACACACTTGTTAGAAAATGGTCACGCTAAAGTAGACGGCGGTCGTGTATCTCCAGTAGTACACATTAGACCAGTAGAAGAACAATTGATTGAAGACTTTATGAGAGAAGTAGAAAGGGCGATACAAGGATGATTAGAACATTAGAAGAATTAGCGAATGCGCTGAATACTTTGTATCCGACTCGCTACTCTCATTTTAACGAAAAGCAAGACGGAACATTTATTGTTTATTTGGACCAAGGTGAACAGAATTTCCATGCAGATAATAAAGTTTTAACAGAGATAACATTGGTGGATGTTGAATTATATTCACCGGAAAAGAACTTATTAGCTGAAAAACAACTCAAGGAATTATTTAGAGCTAATGATGTTACTTATGATAAATTGGAAACGACTTATATAGAAGATGAAAAGCTCTTCTTAACAACATTCGCTATTGAATTAGTGAATGATTATCCGGATTGATTAATATAGTATACTTTGGATATTTATTATGTTACACTTATAGTAAGAGGTGATAATAAATGGAAAAAGAAAGACGTATAAAAAATTTAAAATAACAAGCAAAATAAAGAGCTAAATAAGCTCTTTTTTTATGCAAAAAAATGGAGGAAAATAAACTATGAATGATATTAAATTATTCGTTGAATTACCATCTTTACAATTCTTTGCTAACCGTGTGAATTTTGGTATTAATCGTGTGCACTATGCAGTAATTACAGAGGACCCAGTAACGGGTGAATACACGTATGCAACGCCTGTACGTATACCAGGAGCTGTATCATTAACGGAAACGACAGTAGGAGATAACACACGTTTCTACGCTGATAATGGAGTTTATTACTCAGCTAGCTCAAACCAAGGTTACGAAATGACTTTAACATTTGCTAAGATTGCAGAACAATTCCGTATCGATGTATTAGGTGAGACATTAGTTAATGGTGGTTTATATGAGAATGGTAATGCGCGTCAAAAGCAATTCGCTTTACTATTTGAAATTGATGGTGATGTACAAGAAGATAAATTTGTTTATTACAATTGCAGTGCTACACGTCCAGGAACTTCTACTACTACTAAAACGGAAACGACTGAAGTTAATACAAACGAGTTAACAATTACGGCTTCACCACGTCCTACAGACCGTGCTATTCGATGGATTACAGGCGAAACAACTGACCAAGCTATCAAAGATACATTCTATGATGCAGTAGTAGAACCTGTAACGATTCCTTAATAAATAATAAAAAATAAAATAGTATAGGAGAATGAATAAATGGAAAAGGTATTAACAATTGACGAACGCAAAGTGACGTTCAAAGCCGATGGAGCTACTCCACTACGATACCGTGCACAATTCAATCGTGATTATTTCGCGGACATTATTAGTATCACAAATAGTTTAAAAGATTTAAATACAGGTGAGGTTGATTTATCTAAAATTAACACTACAATTTTCTCAGATATTATTTATCTATTAGCTAAAACTGCAGACAAAGAAATTGGAGACATTTTCGATTGGTATGGTTCTTTCGATTCGTTCCCTGTATTTGAAGTGTTTGGAGAATTACAAGAGTTACTATTATCTAACATGCAGCAATCAGTTAAAAAAGCTAAAAAAAAATAGGAAATGGTGAAGATACTCAAAAGCCTTTAACGGTTAGTGAGTATCTTCTTGCTTGTAAAATAGCGAAGTTATCTATTCAAGAATTAGAATATATTACTGTTGGTATGGCTTTAGACCATTGCGAAGAATTTGCAGTAGCTCGTAATCCAGAATTAAAAGGTGAAAAAGAAGCTACTCAAGAAGATATTAAACGTTTCAAGAACAGATAAGAAAACGCCAATTGACAAAGGAATAACTATTGAGTTATACTTTTATCAAGAGGTGATATTAATGGAAAAACAGTATAATATTTACAAAATAACTAATTCGGAAAATGGTAAAATTTACGTAGGTTCGACTTCTAACTTCAAAAAAAGAAAAAATCTCCATATGTCTCGTTTAAGAAGAGGTAAGCATACAGAAAGATTACAATCAGATTTCAAAGAAGGTGTTTACGAATTTGAAGTAATAACATCTTGTGAGAAAGAAGAAAAAGACTTATTAGAAAGATTTTGGATTTCTTGTTATAAATCAAACGATAAAAATTTTGGTTATAACTATGAAACAGGTGGAAATAAAGGTAAGAAGTTAAATAAAGATACTTGTGAAAAAATAAGAAAAAAAACAAAATCAAGAAATTTGTCTTACGGTAATCATCCAGGAGCTAAAAAGGTTATAAGAATAAATGACGGAAAAGTTTTCGATTCTATAAAATCAGCAGCTGAATCTATAGGTTTAACACTAGGAGCCGTTTCGTCTTTATGTAGAGGTGTGAATAAATCATCATTAGCGAAAGACGGAATTAGTTATCAATTCGCTTATTACGAAGAAGGGAAGGATTACGTTTTAAAGGACGTTGATTTGAAAACTCATAATTTACCAAAAAAAGTATTGTGTATAGATACTCAAGAAGTATTTAATAGTATACATGAAGCTTCGAAAAAATTAGGACTTGCGCAAAGTAAAATTTCTTTAGTATGTAATGGTAAAAGGAATCATACAGGTGGTTACAAATTTAAATTCCTCGAATAACATCTATCTTTGATAGGTGTTTTTATTATGGAGAAAGGGGGATGTATGGTAAGACGTATTCAAGGAATAACGATAGAAATTGATGGCTCAACTACAGGTTTAACCCAAGCGCTAAGTGATGTAGATAGCGCTAGTAGAAGAACCACAGGTGAATTAAGACAGATTGACAGGGCTTTGCAATTTAATCCAGGGAATGTCGAGTTGTTAGCGCAACAACAGGAATTGTTAGCTGAACAAGTGCAAACAACAACAACACGTTTGAATGTATTAAGACAAGCTCAAGCTCAAGTCCAAGCGCAGTTTGATAGCGGTCAAATAGATGCAGAACAATACAGAAGATTTAACCGAGAGTTAATTGTAACTGAGAATCAACTTGAAAATTTACAAAACAGATTAAATGAAAGTTTAAGTGCTAACGTTGATGAATCTTCTTTAAGGAGATTCGGTGGAGCATTACGAGACTTAGGGACAGAAGCACAAAATGTTGGTCGAGAAATTGGTACAGCTTTAGGCGGTGCTGCTACGGCTGCTACTGCCGGTATAGCCGGTCTAGTATTAGGGACTGAAGACTTAAATAACGACTTAGCGAGATTAAGAACTAATGCTAGTGTAGCCGGTGTTGGATTAGAAGAAGCTGAAGGGGCTTTTGAACGTTTATTCGCAATTAGTGGAGAGGCTGATAGTTCTGTAGAAGCCGTATCTCAATTATTAGCAAGCGGATTTCAAGGAGAAGAGTTAAGTGGTGTATTAGATAACGTAGCAAGTGCCGCTATTAGATTCTCGGATACGTTAAATGTCGAAGGTATATCAGATGGATTACAGGAAACTTTAACTAATGGTAGTGAAGCCGCCGGTCAGTTTGCTGAACTTCTAA